CTTCACAAGAGCGGGAACTACGTGCACCTGCGCGCGACAATGAATGAAAGTACGCCGTGGTACGCAGGTAACAGCGGCTCCTCGTATGCGCTGGATCTTTTTCTCGGCACCGCCTACAACGCTGCGCTCGGTTGGTGCGGCCAGGCCACCGGCGCGCCAGTGAGCATTCCCGGAGCTCCGGTGGGAGTGGGCATGCATCTATCCGCGGGCCCGTTCACCAACTACTTTTTTTTTGCGGATGCGGCCGGGGACAATATCGTCATTGTCGTCCAGGTTTCGCCCGTTCTCTTCGTGCATCTCGGATGGGGACTCTCGCTCACCAAAGCCGGCTCGTGGACCGGCGGGCCTTATTTTTTTGGCTCCACTTCCGGTTACGGAACCACGAGCGGCGGGGGCGGGGCCTCTGAAGGGTTCAATATCACGAGTGATTGTCCGTTTGTGCGTATGGACGCTCTTAACGCGGCCTGTGGTTTCGTTCGCGCAGATGTGGACACTTTCACCGGAAAATGGCTCGCGATCTCGCCTACCACCAACGCCTCTTATGGCTATCAGGGAAAAGTCGGTGACAGCTCCGTTCGCGGATATGCGAACGCGATGCCAGTGAACTTTCCCGTCTACGCGTACAGCAGCTATTCCTACCACTTTCAATATGAGCAGGTGAGCGCGCAGGACGGCCGCGCGAATCTTCTGCCGATTCTGCTTTGGGCACTGCGCGACGGAACGACTACGGGCTACTCCCTGCTCGGGACGGTTCCGAATGTGTTCGTCGCGAACGCGGTGGGCAACGGTTTTTCTCCCGCGGATGAATATGTCCTCGGGGGAACGACGTACAAACTCTTTCCGAATTTTGCGGTGGTGAAGCAGTAGGAGCTCCATGTCCGATTCGCCTGGTCAACTTTTCGCGTTTCCCGGAGGCCTTGCTCCGCAGAATCTCTCGGGGAACATCATCGCGGGAGCGTTCGCGGCCGCGCTTTCGATCGGCATTGGCGCGCGGGCTCTAGGAGCAAGCCGCGGAGTGCCGCAGCCCGCGGTTTCTATCGCGCACGGGGACCGTGCTGGCGAACGCATCGAAACATTCGGCGGCGAACTTTTCGGGAAGATCATCCTCATTCCCTCCGCCAAGGCGCTTGGCTACGTGGTTACGCTTTCGCAGTTCGGTATCGAAGTCTGGAATGCGTTTCAGGATGCCGATCAGACGCTCGAGGGCATCAGCGTTTCGGGCAGTGGCGGGCTGACCGTCGTGGACCCATATGGCGAACCGCTCGTTATCGCGGCCTTCGATTCCCGCGTCTACCAGGCGACGGTACCCGGCTCCGGGGCCACGCAAATCAACCAGACGATCCTGTTCTCTTTTCTCGGCTCGCCTCCGGGAACCTCCCTCCAGGTCACCGGCTCGCGCATCGTGCTCTTTTCGGTGGCGCTCGATTGGAATGAAGGGGTGGAGGAGACGATCGAGTTTTTCACGGACGTGCTTCGCGCCTATTCTGACAATGAGCAACGGCGTGCACTTCGCCAGCTCCCGCGGCGCGCTCTCCGGTTCCGCGCGCTCACGCTCAATGCGCGAGATGCGGCCGGGCTAGAATCGCTTATTTGGGGTTGGCAGAATCAACCGTATGGAGTTCCCTGGTGGCCGGACGCGCAGCCGCTCCTGGACGACGTACCGGCAGGCTCATTTACCATTCCGGTAAATACTGTCGATCGGCAATTCGCCGCCGGCGGCCTGGTGACGATCTGGCAGGATGAGTTCACTTTCGAGGCGCTTGCCATTCTCAGCGTCTCGCCGAACTCCATCACCGTGAGCTCGCCAACACAATTTTCCTGGGCCGCGGCCTCCGGTGTGCGCGTGATGCCGGTGTTCTTATGCCGGCTACCCGATTCGCTCAAGGTTTCGCGCCACAGCAGCGCAATCGACCAGATGGACTTGACGTTCATCGGAGAAGCCGGGCAGCCGGCGCCGGCGCCAACGATCGCACTGACGCAATTCAAAGGATTTGATGTTCTCGAGGTGGCTCCAAATTGGGAAAGCATTCCGCTCGGCCGAACTTACAAACGTTCGCTCGCGACGATCGATCCCAAAATCGGGCCGATCGAGGTCATCGACAAAGGCGGGAGCGCGGTAGTCAGCCAGGAGTTCCCCTGGTGGCTCGATACCCATCCCGTGATCACGGCGTTTCGCGCCTTCATCCTGCGCCGCTTTGGGCAGCTCGTGCCATTCTGGATCCCGACATGGGACCAGGATCTGCTCCTTGTGAATGACGCCGGCGCCACGGATTTGGGCATCACGGTTCGATCGGAATTTTACACGCGCTTTTTCTTTCCCAACGAGGCGAGGAAGTTCATCGCCTTCATTCCCGCCGATCTGTCGGGCAACGTATATCGAAAGGTCACCGCGGCCACCGACAATGGCGATGGCACGGAGATTCTCACGCTCGAATCTCCCACAGGAAAACTCTTCCCGAAGGGCTCGACGATGATTTCGTTTCTGACGCTTGCGCGCCTGGCCTCGGATTCAGTGGCCATCAAGTGGGCCAGCTCGGATCATGCCGAGGCACTGCTTTCGCTCGAGGAAGTTCCCAGGGAGCTCCCGTGACGTTTGATGCCAAGGAACAATCCGGATTCGGCGCCGAACCATACGAGCTCTTTCTGTTTCAGGGCACGGGAATCTCGTACGCGCTCACCAGCGCGGACCAACCAATCACTTATCTCGAGCAGCTGTACACGCCGGCGACGATCATGCGCTCCGAATCGGAGCAATCGAATGAGGTGGTTTCCGGGCAGCTCAAAATCTACATTGCCAAGGACCATCCCGTGGCGCAGATGTTCCTGCCCTATCTCCCCTCGTCGCCGATCGCCATCACGATTTTCGGTTCGCATTACGGCGACACCGAGACGGTTGTGCTTTTCGTGGGCGTGGTGGCCTCCGCGCGGTTCACCGATCAATGCGAACTTACCTGCAATTCCGCCGCGTACTACCTGCAGCGGAAAATTCCGCAGCAGCTCTACGAAGCTCCCTGCTCGCACGTTTTTGGTGATGCCGGATGCGGCGCCATTCTCGGTGACCATACTTACGACGGCACGATCACCGCGATTGATTCAACCGGCACGGTGCTCACGATTCCGGCTTTCGCTTCGATTCCCGATTCGCTGAAGGCCGGCTATCTCAAAGTCGGGAATGAATACCGCATGGTGGTGGGCCACGCCGGCGCGACAGTGACGCTCATCGCCGCGATTCCCGGCCTGGCGACGCCGGCGGCTTGTGAGGGCACGGCCGGCTGCAATCTGGACTTTACGTCCTGCGCGCACTACGGCCGCACGATCAGTTTTCTCGGGTTCGATCTGATTCCCACGGTGAACCCGTTCGATGGAAGCGCGAGCGTGGGTTAAAGCTCGCAGAGGGTGGTGAGTCTTCTTCTGGCTTGTCCTACTGCTATTTGTGGCGACCACCGCGGTTGGCGCTTTGCTGGCTCCGCATCCCCAGGGCCCGCAGCCATCAGCGCTCGGGGATTTCTCTGTGCCCACGGCCGAAGAAGGCCGCGCGATCCCGGCCATCGCCGGCACATGCAAAATCACCGGAGGAAACGTCACCTGGTGGGGCGACCTGAAGACGCGCGCGGTCCGGGCCGGCGGCGGAATCCTGCAGTTTTTCAGCACCACCATCACCGGCTACAAATATTTTCTCGGCTGCCAGTTCATGTTGTGCCACGGGCCCGTGGACGCGCTGGTGTCGCTCGAGGCGGACAAAAAAAACGTTCCCTACAGCGCGACGGTAGTGAATAACGGAAACGGCAGCGAGAACTTCATCCAGCTCCAGGCGACCGGCGACAATCTGTTCGGCGGTACGAATGTGGGCGGCGGCGGTGGAATCTCGGGGCAGATCAACTTCTACCGCGGGCTCCAGACGCAGCAGCCCGACGCTTATTTGACCGCGAAACAAGGGCGGGTGGTCCTCGATCAGTCCGGCATCGGTTACGAATTTTCCGGCGTGGGCAACGGCACGATTTCGGATGAATCCGGAGGCAGTGGTGCGCTCGATGAAACGATCACCATCACCGCGATCGGCATCGACGGGAACAACACGCACGGCACCTATCAGAAAATGCGTTTCAGCGTGGTGGGTTCGACGTCGGGCTCGCACACGAACAGCACGCTCAATAGCGACGGGTCGAATGGATGTTGGGCCGACCAGGCCTTTTCCTGCAGCGCAGTGAACTTCACGATTCTCACGGGCTCGACGCAGTTTGCGAACGGGGACACGTTCGTGATTACGACCGAGCATTCGCAGGTGGCGCCGGCCTATCGCGGCAAATGCTATGCCGCGTTTTGCCAGACATACTTCGGAACGTCCAACTATCTGAAGCCAATCGCTTTCGTTGTTCGGCGCTGCCCGGACCCGTTCGGCCAGGGCCCTTCCATCGCCAACATCGGCGGCGATGCCAACGCGGCTCTGTTCGTCTACGAACTCCTGACAAACCCGGATTTCGGCCTCGGGTTGCCCGCGGCTACCGTCGACAACGCGAGTTTCATGGCCGCCGCGGTGACGCTCGCCGGCGAGGGCCTGGGCATCTCCATGCAGTTCGATACCCAGGGCAGCGCGGACCAGCTCATCGGGGAAGTTCTCCGCCACGTCGACGGTTTGATTTACACCGACCCGAGCACGGGCCTTTGGGAGATTGTTCTCGCGCGCGGCGGCTATGTTGTGTCCACCCTCCCGGTCCTCACCGTCGACAACGTCATCGGAACTCCGGACTTCTCGCGGGCCTCCTGGCAGGAAACCACGAATCGCGTTGCCATCAAATACAGCGATCGTGCCGGCGATTTCGCGGATGCCATCATCACCGCTTACGACGCGGCCAACATTCGCGTCACGGGCGAGGTGCGGCCGCAAACCATCGAGTTCAAAGGCATTTCGAATTCGACGACCGCGGCGCTGGTGGCGATCCGCGTCCTAAAAACCCTGAGCTACCCGCTCGCCAAAATCAAAATTGTAGCGAACCGTGTTGCCTGGAAATGGCGGCCGGGCGGCCTCTTTCGTTTCACCTGGCTTCCCCTGGGTGTCGAGGACCAGGTGTTCCGAATCACGCGCATCGGGTACGGCGAACTCACAGACGGGAAAATCACGATCGACGCGGTTGAGGATATTTTCGGCATTAACAGCGTCGCCTTTGTGGCTCCGCCGGCCTCGGGGTGGACCGACCCGAACGGCCCGCCGGCCGTCCCGGATTACCAGCTCGCGATCGAGAGTCCGTACGCGGCCTCGGCATCGACCGACGAACGCATCACGGTTGGTTGCGTGCGGGGCGATCAGATCAGTAAAGGTTTCGAGGTGTTTGCGGACGAATCGGGCGGCAGTTCATTCTCGAGCTACGGCACCGTCGCAGGGTTCCTGCCTTCCGGTCTGCTCTCGGCCGATTATCCGGCCAACACCGCGGCCACCGATTTGACGGGGTTCATTCTTTCGGCCACCGGCGGCCGAGATCTCGATGCTCTCGAATCGACCGATGCGGCCGGCCTGGCGAATGGAAAGAACCTGCTCATGTTCCTGGACACGGGCGAGTTTTGCTCCTGGAAGACGGTCGCCACAAACAGCGACGGCACGGTCACAATCTCCGGCGTGATGCGCGGCATTTTCGATACGGTGCCGGCAGACCATCCACTCGGCACGCGCGTGGTTTTTTTCGATGCGGGTTTCGACTTTTTGAAACCACCGACCAGTCCGGGAGGAGGCGGTGCCGGTCCGCAAGGACCTCCCGGGGCCGATGGCGCGCCTGGCGCCGCGGGAGCAGACGGGCCGCAGGGCCCGGCGGGAACTCCGGGAACGGTGGAACCTCGCACCACGGCCACGCTCATCACCGGCACGCTCATACCGGGAGAGGTCGAAAATGGCAGTGTCACGCTGGCGAAGACCTTCGCGGTTGGGAAAATCGTCGCGAGTGACTTTTGCCGGATCCGCCTGTACTCCACGGCGGCGGCGCGTACCGCGGACGCTTTGCGTGCCTCGACGGTGCAGCCGCCTCTGAGCACGCAGCACGGCGTCATCCTGGACCTCGTGTTGGACACCACGGACAAGCTCACCTGGATTCTTTCGCCGCTCGCATATGGTGGAAATGAAGAGGTCACGCCGACGACGGGAATCAGCTACGCGGTGACCAATCTCAGCACGTCGACGGAGAGTCTGACGATCACATTCACGTTCACGTCGGAAGAGGATTAGAAAATGGCGATTGCAAGCACAAGTTTGGTTTTTGACTCGGGGACGGACGCGAACTTTCGCGCCTGGGGGTCGGGAATCGCGGGCCTTCTGACGACGGGCGGGTTCTGGACGAAGGCGGGCGATAGTGGCCAGGTCAATTGGACGACGGTTACTTCGCCGGCGGCGAACGGCCTGGGCGGATGGGAAATGTACGTTTCGAACGACGCGCTTTCGACTTCTTTCCCTGTTTATATGAAGGTCATGTACTACAACAATGGCTCCTCCACAAAAGCGCCGCGACTGGACATCCAGTTTGGAACCGGGACGAATGGCGCGGGGACGCTCACGGGGAACGTTTCGGGGGTGATTTCCGACACGACGGGGACACTGGCGGGAACCGGCGCGACGACCTACCCGTGGTACGCCTCGGGCGGGCCGGGTTACTTCGCAATTCTCGGATGGCTTTCGGGTTCAACCTCGATGTCTTTTTGTCTCGTTATCGAGCGTTCACTAGACGCAACCGGAACATACACAAATCAGTACGTTACCTGGCTCATCGCGGGTTACAGCACCTATGCACAGCAATCGATGTTTCGCGCCGCGCTGGGCGGTTTCGGCCCGGGAACGACGACGGCGGGCGGCTCTTACACGATCGTGCTGCCCGGCACAACGGCGGCGCTGGGATCATATGCGGGTGTCTTCCCCGTCTTCCCCTTCGTGGGGTACTTCGATAATTGCATGACGGCGATTCTCGGCATGAAGACGGGCGATCAAAGCGAACAAGCGCAGTTCAGCGCGACGCTTTACGGCGTCAGTCACAACTACATGTACACGAAAAATGGGCAGTTGCTCTTAGCGACTTCGGTGGGAATCGCGATCAGGTACGACTAAGGGGAATGAAAAATGCCGGCGCCGACACCAACTTTGGGAATCGCAGTAGGACACACCTCCGGGATTGTGCTCATCGTTCTCCCTCAGCCACGCCCGAGATTAGGGTTCACACAAGTCGTGGGGAGCGTGAACCCATCGGGAAGCGGACAGATTTTTCCGACGGGAAGGCGTTAGAGAATGTCCACGAAGCTCAAACTCGCGCCGTATACCCTGGCCGGCGAAGTCGCGCTCTCGGCTCTCGCCGCGCAGACCGTGACACCGGCTTCGCGCGCGCAGGCTCCCTACCCTCCGGGAAACGTGAAGTTCAACAATTACCCGTTTGCTCAAGTCGTAGCCGGCGATCTTGTGATCAGTTGGAACCATCGCTATCGCCTGGGCCCGTATATCGTCGCCCAGGATGCGAGCGATGTGCTCGGCGGCCCCGAGGGCACCTATACGATCACCATCACCATCAACGGGGTCGTGAAGCAGACGATCGCCAGCATCACGGGAAATTCCTACACATATTCGCTCGCGCAGCGTCTCATCGACGACCCGGATTTTTCGCATCCGACCGTGGTCACAATCACCCCGGTCAACGCCAATGGCCTCGCCGGCACTCCCCGCACTCTTTCCTGCATCATGAATTACCTGTGGACCGGCTTGCCTGTGGCTCCCTCGGGTTGGACACCGCCGCCGCCGGCGCCTCCCGGATCCGCCGGAACGTTGCGGCCTACGATCATTGGTGCCGGTGGCGCGGATCCCGGAGAAATCGGCGGCATGACCGCGGGCCTTGCCAACACGCTCGGGAACGTCATCGATGGCGACACGAGCTCCTACACCGAATTTTATTGCTCGCCGTTGCTTCGGGTTCCCCCGCAGACCACCGGCGGCGCCGCCGGCTTTGTCGCCAGCAGAGCACCGAATGGTCCGGCCGTCGCGACCTCGATCACCGCGAATCTCGATATGGAGATCCTCGAGAACGATGCGAACGGCGCAAACAACGGAGGCCTCGCATGCGGAGTGCTTCCCGTGCTCGGCGCGAACGTCGGGTTCACTTTTCTGCGATGGCAATTGCTCAACGTCGCGATCGGAGCGGGGCCCGCGGCGCGCCAAGTTTATTCGGCGGCGATCCCGGTGGCCTACACCCTCGGCATCCTGCAAATGCAGTTTTTTTTCGGCGCATTGCTCTTGGGAGATTCGACGACCGGCGGACTGAAGGTCCGGATTTACGACATCAATTTCGTGGTGACCTGAGAGGCGCCGCGGTGACAGACCAAGTGGGGGGAAATAATGCACCGAATTGCGGACAGGCGGAACACGCCGGAGGAACGTCTCGCCGCAGTGGCCGCAAACCTCCGAGAAAGTTTTCTCGCGCGTTACTCGCACGAACGGAGCGGGCCCACCGAACCGGACTATGCGGACTTCCGGGATGCGCTCCGGCCGTACGTTCAACAGGAGCTCTTATTCGCGCGCATCGACGAGCGGAGAAAAATGTGCGGGGACGTGGTGAGTTCACGCATGGAGGTCCTGCAGCGCGAACTTCTCGAGGTCCAGCAGCAGATTCCGGAGGAGCACCGACTATGAGCTACGAAGTTTTGTATTACCTGATGGCGCTGGCGTTTGGCGCCGGCGGCGCGTATGTGCTGCTGAAACAGTCCCGGAAGGACGTCAACGGTGTAGGCCGCAAATTGAATGATGAGCTCGCGCGCTCGGCGACCCGCCATCATAACGTGAGCCTGGCGCTTATGCTTTTGGCCGGCGACGAGCACAGGGAGAAAGTCTCCGAACTGCTCAAAGAATCACACGAGGAGCAGGGCGAATGAACTTCCCACTCCGGGTAGAAATCATCTCTGCCATCCTGGGCCCGTACGGGCCACTCGATCGAGTGAAGGCGAACTGGCCGCTCGTCGAAGCCGCGCTCGATCGACACAGCATCTATTCGCCGCTCTCGGCCGTCGCGGCCATTTCGACCATCGCCGTCGAAACCGGCCGGTTCGCGCCGGTGAAAGAGCGTGGCGGCCCGACCTACCTCACGAATCTCTACGAGAATCGGAAGGACCTCGGGAATGTCAACCAGGGAGACGGCGCGAAATTTTGCGGCCGCGGGTTCGTGCAGATCACCGGCCGGTGGGAATATTCGCATTTCGGCTACGAACTGAATCGCGACCTGCTTTCGAATCCGGATCTGGTCCTCGATCCCGTGGTGGCTGCCGATATATTGGCGCTCTACTTCGTCGAACGGCAGGTGCATCTCTACGCGGATCAAAAAAATTGGGAAATGGTGCGGCGCCGGGTCAATGGTGGCCTGACCGGATGGCCGCGTTTCATCGACGCGGTGACCGCACTTACCGCGGCTCTCAATAATCCCCCGCCGGGGGCGGGAAATTCACAGGAGGTTTCATCATGACTGTTCTGGTCATTTTGGCTTGCATCGCATGTTTTGTTGGCGGGTTCGCGCTGCACACGTTCCTGGTGCGCGAGAAGGCCGCCACCAAGACCGAGCTCTCTACGTGGTCGAGCCGGCTCCGCCTGGCGCTCGCGCAGGACGAGAAAAACGCAAAGGCGGCGGTCGAGAAAATCGCTCTTGAGCTCGAGAAGAAAGTCTGACCTCCGGTGATGGCCTGGCTTACCGGCCTCCCTGGGAAAATCCTGAAGTTTACCCAGGGAAGAGCCACCGCTTTTTTCATGGCGTTTTTTGTGGCCGGCCACCTGATGGCCTGGTTTGGAAAACTCACGACGGTCTACGTTGCGTACATGGGCACGCTCGGCGGCCTGGTCCTCGGCCATTCAATCAAGGAAGACTGGGCGGCGCGCAATGCACCGCCGGCCGGCGGACCGGACGCGCCGCCGGCGGGAGATCCCAATGCTGACAACAAGAGTTAAGGCGGAAATCGCCGGCGGAATCCTGGCGCTCGCGGCGCTCGGAATTGTGGGCGGCTCCTGGCTCGGGGCCCGCGAGGCACAGATCCGGCTCGCCGCAACGATCGAGGCGCAAAAAACGGTGATGGCCGCGGCAGATAAACGGGAAGCCGATCGGGATGCTGCGCTGCAAACCGCGACGTCTGAAATCGAGGACCTCAAAAAGCAGGTGCAGACGCCGGCGCAGGTGATCAGGACTTTACCGCAGGTGCTCCCACTCCCGCAGCCGATCACTATTTCGATTCCGCAGGCGCTCGCCCAGGGAGCTCCGGCCGCGGCCGCCGGCCTCCAGCCCGGGCAGTCCGCGGTGATTCCCGCCGCGGATCTCAAACCGCTATTCGACTTCGCTGCAACCTGCAAGGAATGTCAACAAAAGTTGACAGTCGCGGAGCAGGACAAAGCCGACGATGCGGTGAAGATCAAAGGCCTCTCGACCGAACGGGACGCAGCGGTCGAGGCCTCCAAGGGCGGCTCGAAATGGACGCGCATCAAACGCGCGACCAAGTGGTTTCTCATCGGCGCCGCCTCGGGCGCCATCGCGGTGAAACTCTCCGGGCACTAGACACTGTACGAACTCTCATGCGGTCCCCGTGGCGAACTCCCGCTATAATAGCGTTCACTATGATGCGTTTCCGGCGGTTCGCGGAAACGGAGGAGTGCTGATGGCCTCGAAAATTCGTTCCAGGATTCTCGCCGCCGCGGCGGAGTGTTTCGCGCGCAGCGGGTACTATGGATGTTCCACGAAAGAAATCGCCGCGCGCGCCGACGTCACCGAAGGCTCGCTTTTCCGGCTGTGCGTCTCGAAGGACAAACTTTTCACCGAGGCTTTGGCGCTGGCGCTGGCCGCCAAGAATACGCGGCCGGTGGAGCTCCGCCTGGCTCTATTTGCGGTGCTCGAGCGCAAAGGCCTGAACCAGGCAAACCGCAAGGCCTTGCGCCGGTTCGGCCTCCGGCAACCGGCAATTGGCGACGTCATGCGCCTGCTCAAGTGAAGCGCGGCGAACTTGATAGTAACCACTCCGAAAACTAAGCAACCACTCTCTTGACATCTCTGGTAGCATTCCATACACTTGCTCTTTGAGGACCTCCCGTTTCCCCGAGCGGGTGGAGGGAGCCACGATGGACCCTTCTGACCTCTTGGACGCCGTGATCGAATTGGGAAATCGGCGGCAGCGCATTCTCCTCAAGATGAGAGAAGCGGTCGAGAAGAAGGATCTCGAGGCGGTCTTCGAGTGCGCTGAAGAACTTACCGGATTACGTGACGTCGCTCCAGTCAAGGGGCCAGGTGCCGGGGAAAAAAGTCATTGAACTGATTCGCGTATCAACCGAAAGCCAGGCGCAGGACGATCGCGCCAGCATTCCCGCCCAGCGGGCCATTAACCGCAGGACAGCGGAAGTCTATGGCCTCGAAATCGTGAAGACCATCGAGCTCGTGAACGTTTCCGGCGCGGCCGTGCTGCGCACGCCGGAAATGCAGACGTTGCTGAAGCTCATCGAAGATCCGCAAATCAACGGCGTGGTGGTCCGCGAATTTTCCCGCGTCATGCGCCCGGACAATTTCGGGGATTTTGTGCTCTTTCAAGCCTTCCAGGACACCGGGACGATGCTCTATCTCCCGGACGGTCCTCTGGACCTGAACAGCAAAACCGGAAAGCTCGTGGCCGGTTTGCGGGCCATCATCGCGGGAAACGAGCTCGCCGAGATCCGGGAACGTGTGTGGGCCGCCAAGGAAGAAAAGCGCAAATCGGGAAAGCTCGCGCAGGGTTCCATGTGCCTGCCGTTCGGCGTCGGTTACCACGAGGCCGAGGGTTTTTTCTACATGCCGGCAGCCGAGCGAGTACGCGAGGCCTTCCGGCTTTTTCTTTCAGGCGAGCACAGCTATGTGAAGCTCGCGGAAATGGTGGGAGTCACGCCGCGCGGCATGCATATGATCATGCGCAACCCAATCTGGACCGGTTGGAGGGTCATTGACAAAAAGCGCGATACTTCACCGGCATCCCGCCGCGTCTCGGCCGGAGGCAGGCAGGGCGATCGTCCCAAAATAAAGCGAGACGCGAGTGAAATCATCCGTGTGAAGGTTATCGCCCGGCCGCTCGTTTCCGAGGATGAATTCCGCCGCGTGCAGCAGATCATGGATACGAAGTCACGGCTGCATTGGCGTTCGCGTCCCGGTGGGGGCCAAGCATTCACCTACGGCGGTTTTTTGGTTTGCTCGGAATGCCGTTCGCTCATCTACGGAAAGCTCTGCGGGCAGTATCACTATTACGTCTGCAAAGCGCGCGCCTTGCGATCGGAATCGAGGTGTCTTTCGGTGACCATGCGTCGGGACCGCCTGGAGGAGAAGCTCGACGGGATTTTCGGGCTGCGGTTGACGGACAGAGATTTCCTCAAGTCACTGATTTTTCAACTAGAGAAAAAGTATGATTCCGCGGCGATCAGGTGTAGGATTGCGGGCTTAGAAGGCGAAGTCAGGAAGCTCCGGCAGAAACGGGAGCGCATTCTGGACGCCTTCTTTGAAGGAGTTCTCACTCGGGAGGAGCGTGACGCCAGGCTCGCTTCGCTCGACAAGCAGATGAAGTTCGCGGAAGAGATGCTGATGCGTGAGACCCCGATGCCGGCGCTCTCGGCCCGGGAAATGGCCTCAGCCTTCTCACCGCTCTTTGATTGGCCCGTTCTAGGCAGAGAAGGAAAGAGAAGGATCCTGGCCGCGACGGTTCCGGAAATCCACGTCAGCAATTACATCGTTTCCGGCATCGCGGTCACGCTCCCCGCCCTTAGCCACGAAGAAAACCGCATCTCTGCGGATTTCTTCACCGCTGAAACTCGGAGCTCCATCTTCATTCCCTTGCTGCTTTAACGGGCGTCTTTCCTGGCCGGGAAAGCTGGGAGGCTCCCGTGTCGAGAAAATCGGACGACAAGCGATGGAACTCTAAGTTCGCCGGGTTCGTGCAGAGCTACGGTGTCGAAAAGCTCGCAAGGCAGCTCCGCATCGCGCCGAGCGCGGTCTACCACTGGATGAGCGGGAAAACCTCGCCGCATCCGGCCAAGGCCATCTCCATCCAGCGCATCGCCAGGCGGCGAGGATTCTCTCTGACGCTTGAGGAAATCTACCAGCATTCCCGCGAGGTCCGCTCGGAACCGTTTCGGGCCGCGGCGGCATTCTCGCGTTCACCAATCGGCTAGGGAAAAAGGAAATTGATCAATGGCCATTCGGGGCATCTTCGAGCGTCCACCGCGCAGCGGCATTTGGTGGATTTCTTACTGTGATGGCGAAGGCAGACGTCACCGTGAGAAGGCAGGAAGGCGCTCCGCTGCGCTGGATGCTCTAGGACGACGCCGGCTCGAGGTGAAGGAGGGACGTTTCATCCCGCCTCGCGCCGGCGCTCGATTGACCTTCCGCGATTTGGCCACGGCCGCGCTGATACAGAAGAAACTGCGCCTGGCTCCGTTGTCCTACGAAACCGACGTCATGCGTCTCTCAAAATTGCTTCCGGTTATCGGCAACATCCCCGCGGACCGGCTCACGCCGAACCGCATCGAGGAGACGCTCGCGCACTTCAGGCGTTCGGTGAGCAGCTCGACCGCGAATCGTTACCGTTCGCTGTTGAGCTCGATCTATGCCTTCGCGGTGCGGTCCGGCCGCATGGCGGCCAATCCGGTCAAGCAAGTGAAACGCTACCGGGAAAACGAATCCCGCGTGCGCTGGCTCCGGCCGGAAGAGGAAATCGCGATCCGCGGTGTATTGCAAAGCGTAGTACACGAGATGGAGTTCGACCTGGCGCTGCACACGGGTATGCGCCGCGGGGAGCAGTTCGGCCTGCTCTGGAAAGACGTCGACCTCGAGCGCGGGATCCTCACGGTCCGGGGAAAGACGGGACGCCGGCACATCATCGCGAACTCTTCGGCCATAGAGGCGCTCCGCCGGCTGCAGCAAATCACCGGAAAAGAAAAGCGCGTTTCTCCGGCCGCGATCGAGGGCGTGAAGCGGGACTGGCGCCGGTGGTTTAAGGACGCCACGAAGAAAGCCGGCGTTGAGGACTTCCATTGGCACGATCTCCGCCACACTTTCGCTTCGCGCCTG